CATTAAACTGATCAATACTATCTTTCCTAGAAGCATTGTCCATTTTAATAGTAGCTTCCATAGTTTGATTAAACTTGATAATATCTTGTTCTTGTTCTGAACCAAACTTCCTAGCTGCATTTATAGCAGCTTGATTAGACAGTAGGGTTTGCTGTTTAGCTTGTAAGTTTATTTCTTGTTTCTGCTGTTCCATATCCATATTCTTCCAGTCCATCTCAAGGAATGCTCTTGCGTTAGCAATCTGTCCTTGCTGGTATAGGTCAGCATCTTTAATAGAAACGTTAGCTAAGGTGGCTGCATTAGCAATAGCCACTTTAGTATCCAACTCCATGTTAACTACCCAAGCTTCTTTATAAGCATTAGCATCGTTCTGTGCAATAGGAAGGGCAGACTGTACTATAGCATTGTATAAGCTATCCCTAGCAATGGTTGATCTTCCAACACCCCTAGCAGCAAGCTCAGAATTCATAGTATCAATAGCACCCTTAGCCCATGCTGGAATTTCACCAGGAGGAAAGTCTAAGAGATTTTCTAATTGGTATTGAATAGTTGCCCGTCTATCTAAGTCTTCTTTTTCAAAATCAGCAATAGAGCCTTCCCTGAGATTGACATTGATATTAGGATCGACAAGCATCTCTTGAGTAACTTGGCCTGGCCTAACTCCACGCATTTGTGCAGCTTGTACAATGTTAGCACTATACCCACCAGCACTCTTAGCTCCTACAATTCCCTTCTCCAATGGAGCCCACCCATACTCCTGAGCAACACGATCTGCTGACCCAGGAAGCCACCCCATAGCTCCATCAAGCTGGCTGCCAGACACTCCAAGAGCTCTAGCCTGATCATATATAATTTTCTCTCGCTCAGCATCATTTGGTATATTTGCTGTTATACCAACAAGATAGTTCTTAATCTCTTCAGGAGTAAGCTCCCTATCACTATAGCCAACAGAATTATCTACAAGTTTATTACCAGTTACCTGAGCTTTATCAGTTAGTAGTTCATCACTACCAATAGTTTGGGTTGAATATGTTTGCCAAGCCTCTGGTGGTATGGCAGCTCCTGGAGTTTGTGTAACTCTACGAAGATACTCTCTATAGGATGCTCCGGGAACACCCTCAGTTAATGGGGCTTCTGGTGCCCATGTAGTTGGTTTAGGGTTACTACCAATACCATTGTAATCAGCAGCACTCTGACTTTGTCCTGTTGAAAGGTTAAAGCGATAGATATCACCGTTGGGGTCTCTTGTAAAACTGATTGCTTCTCCAACTGTGGGGGTAACTACTGGTTGCGGCTGTACAACTGGTGGTGCTTCGGGGTTATTAGGCATACACCCCCAAGGAGTAAAACCATACCCATCAGGACAACTATTGTCTGGGTTTTGGGGAACAGCTTCATCATATGGATTATATGGATAGTTTGATGGTGTTTCTGGTGTTCCAACAACACCACCCGACAGATCACTATACCCACTCATGTTACTGGATATATAATTAGAGGTTGTTCCACTGTTCCACCCCATAGCACTGTCAATATCAGCAGAGGAAACACCATTAGCTTTAGCAGCCTCATGGATAGCCTTGGCTCTTTCTTCTTCATCTTGAATACTTGATGTTAAACTCTCTATGTAGCTTTTAATCTCTGCTGATGTAGCCATTAAAGAATACTCCCCAAGTCTTCAATAGAGATTGCTGGGTTATTGTCCCACTCATCTCTTACACTCTTTGCTTTAATCTTAATCATTTGATTTAGCTTTTCATTCCACAAGTTAACAATCATGCCTGAGTCTTTTCTGTTAACTGCGTCAATGAATTTCGTTTTTTCATCCTCAGTTGCAGTAGCAATCACATTAACAACTTCTTCCCATGTAATCCCAGGATTGTGTAAGAAGCCACTAAGAGCTCTCTTCTCTATCAGATTCAACACTTCTTCCCGTGTCATTAACTTGATCCTCTGCTTGTTGTTTGATATTCATCCAAAGGTTAAGACACTCACCTAATGGGCGTTCAGCCATAATCTTTAGAATGTAATTAGTTTCTTCTTGATTCAATTTAATATTAAACATATACCCTCTTATAGATTTATAATAATATTCATAATAATATATAAAACTTCTTCATCATCCTTAAGGATATATTCTACACTATTTTGAGGAATAAAGCAACCCTCTCCCCCAACATTACCATACTTCTTTACCACAATAACCAATAGGCCACGGGTTGCTAAGCCTATTGTACTATTAGAATTAAGTAATCCATCAGTTGCTATTGCAAGAGGGTTCACTGTCTCTCAACTGTAGAAGATGTAACACCATCACCGCTAATATTCTGAACAATACTTCCAGCCTCTCTCCTAGAAGTAGACACACTAAGTGGGTTGTCTGAATCTAGTCCTTGCAATTGCCACAGCTCTCTTAACTGAGTAGACTCTCCAGAAGTTAAAGAACTGCCACCAACCTCTATTGCTATAGATTTCACAGACCTCTCTATTTGTACAGGGGGCTGGACACCACTAACTAGCTGAAACATGGTGGTGTTAGTATCAGCAGGGTAGAGATTAACATCTAGTATAACAAAATTAGTTGGATCACTAGAGGTTATTCTCCACCCATATTGATTCTGAAGGAACAAGTATATAGCCTGTATCTCAGAGCCAGTTAGCGGAACACCACCAGACTGCTCAAATGCTGGTAGGTAGTTGGCATTACCAGCCATCACCCAGTCTCTCCAAGCGTCCCACAAGTCAAAGGCTGTGTATGTACCTGGGTCTATGGTTATAAGGTAGGGAGTGACAGTAACAGCCATAGTTAAGCCTCAATCCTATCAAGTGTTGGATCAATAGAAACCTGAGTGGATGTTGATCGCGTAATTGTAAATGCTTTACTAGCGTAGCTACCATCTGTTCCAATCCCAATAAGCCAAGCGTTAGCATCAGTGCCAGCAGTTCGCCCACCTTGAACATTTCCATCGTAGTCGAAAGAGGCAGAGATTTCATTGCTACCACCAACAAGTCCAGTTATATCAGCAAGACTGTCATCCTTTACTAGGATGGCACCTGCTGTTCCATATTCATCTCCACTACTACCAGTTCCATCGGGATCATCGAAATAAACCCAATATGTATAATCAGTGTCAGATGTTGCATTTGCACCAAACTTCATTGTAAAGGCCGCAACATACGGATAGGTGTGTGTAGCTGCTACATAGTCAGTGAACGTGACAAAGTTCTTTTCATCTGCTCTTACAGCCTCTAACCAAACGCCTGAAGTTGTGGTTAATGTGTCACCATCATAAGCACAGAATGAGCTAGCTGTTTTACCTATCACACTGCCAGCACCTGCGTCAATATCACTGTTGAGTGTTAGAGAGTATTGTGCAAACTCATAAAACTCTTGAAGTGTAGTAGATACAGGAGCATCAATAATAACTCTATAAGGAGCAGCCCAATCTCCCGTATCTTTACTTTGGTCAGTTGCATAGTAGGTGATAGACATAGAATCAAAAGGAGCACCAGTCATATCACCAATTAATGAAGTTATTCTATCGTCCTCTCGATTAGCTAGAGAGAAGATGTGGCGAGTGTTTGATAGCTTGGTTATATTCTCAGCAGTCGTTGACGATTGAGAGAAGGTACGTCCCCAAGGTCGGCAGGCTATGAATAGCTGATCAGTGTAGTCATAGTCTGGAGTTCCATCAGCATTCGTATCTTCAAAAACCTGAATAGCCTCGTTTACTGCACCGGGATAGGTGAAATCAACCGCAGGCCCACCAGCGTATTGCTGATAATAAGGCTGGTCGCTGGCTCCTAAATCGCCCTTTGTGACAATACCCGCCCAGATTTGCGTAGGATTACCACTGGTTGCATCGATAACCGCCCAGCCGATGTTGCGTAGCAATTTTCGTGTAGTGGTGTCTTTCCAATCCCAACCGTTAATTAGCCATATGTAACCGCCGAGGGCCGTTTCAAACGGATAGGGATGGGCTGACCTGCCTGCTACATTCTTCCATGCCCGCTTAGCGTGTCGTGTTACTTCGGTCCCGTCTACGCCATCATGCGAGAGATTACCAGCAACCAATAGCTGAATGGTTTTGTTGGCGGTATCATAAACAATCTCTGTTGCTTCGTTTAGATCACTGTAGTCTGTAATCATCGCCATCAGGTATAAGCCTCCAAAACCACTGTGTAATTACTGTTGCTTGCCACAATCTTTCCGTCATTACGAAAACGAATAGTGTCGATAGAGACATGCCGACCACCATAGTCGAATGCTCTTTCTGTCGCCGCTACAGCAAGGTCGATATTCAATAATTCTCCTACATGCTGACCGTCTGTTGATTCTGTAATTCTAAATTGACTCATGCCTGTTCCTCAATTTTGCTTCGCCGCATAACGATAGGGATTTGTGTATCTGTTCTCGGCGTTTCCAGTTCAAAACTCAGCACATCATAGTCGACATGGATAAACACCCACCGAGCATTTGAGTTACCTGAGCCGTAATAGGGAACAGACAAGCTGTCACCCTGCGTCCAATTTTCAATGCCATCTAATTCAGCGCCGGTATCTGTTGAAAACAGCCGCACTTCGCAATCTGTCGGAACGCCGGAGAATGTTATTGTTGCTATTGATAATGCGTCTGTTGGTTCTCGCTCAACGTGAACACAGCTATTAAAGTTGCCGCACAAGCTGGTCGATGATTGCAGTGTGCTTATTGTCGATGTTCCGGTGAATGCAGAGTAAAAAGCCATTATACCGCCTCAACTTTCGGCTGTGGATCGACAAAATAGAAATGTGTTCTATTTCCGCTTGGCCGACTTGTCACAAACGTAACGGCAACTTTAGACCCCTGCTTGACCGCATGGGCCGTTGTCAACGACACGCTATACGGAACGAGTGTCTGCAAGGCATACGGTATTGAGTTGCCCGATCTGCCCGTCCACTGCGCATTAGAAATAGTGAGCGCCGTTCCGCTGCCCTTTCCCACTTCGTGACGTAGAATATTGTTCGAATCGGTATAAACAACTTTTACCCAATATTCTGAATCGGTCGGTGAAGCGTAATATTGTTCGAGTGCAAACTCGGCAGTTATTTTTAACTGAGATGCGGCATCAGTATGAAGGATGTGAAAAGGTTGGAAATCTGCCGGATACAATTCGCCTATCGTAGAATTTGGAAGCACCCTTATTGACCAGCCAGAAGTTTTGTCCGGCAATATCGCGCTTAGCACGGGATAATTCGCATCATTCGACCAAGATGCCTCGCACTTTTGATTACACGTATGGAAGCCAAATAACCCATCTGTCCCGGTGACAGTAACATCGTAATTACGTAGTTCACTCTGCGCGGCACCATACCAATTAGCCGTTGTATCAGGTAGCAACTTTGGAACATCAAAATGCAAACCATCATACACCCACTTAGTTAATCCGTAAGAACTAGACCAATTAAAAAATGTCTGGATTCTGTCGGTTCCTATTACTTTGCAATTACGGAAATAGCTGATTCCACGCCCGCGTACTACCCACATAAAACAATAAATGCCATTTGCGGGGACGCTACTAAAATCTATTGTGCATCCATCAATTAGTGCGCTATCAGTACTATCATAGTCATTATAAAACACTCCACGCTGCGAAGACGTTGCGTTATAATGATAATACTTAAAGTAACAGTTATAAATTTTGGATGATTCGCCAAACGCTGTCGACACATAACTAGATCGAGCCGTGGCCGGAGTTCCGACCTGAACATGGCAATCTATTATCTGTGATAATCCTCTAGTGGTTAACCACTGATCCCCACCTGATCCAGAAGTTGTTAAAAGTGCAAAACAGAAACCAATCATCCTTACTGTGCTGTCAATATACATATTTACATTGTCTACAGATACGCTAATTATGAAATTTCCCGCTCCATCTCCTGTCCATATCTCACCGTCTTTATCGACAATAAACTCAGCGCCGGAGTTAAACATGGTATCGGCTGTAAAGTTCAGCGTTGCAGTTGTGTCTAGCGGCAGTGTATCGGCTGGATGAATGGCGCGAACATGAACAGTGTCAGCACTCGTCAAAGTGATTGTTGAATGAGTCTGCGTTAATAACCCAACTAAGTCATTCGCCGGATCAGCAAACGAGCCTACGCCGTCTGTCGCGCTAGATGTGTCGCAATAATAAGTAGCCATTAGTGTAAGTCCACCCAACCTGTATTCGTCCGGCCCCGGAATTTATGTGTTGATGAGTCGTAATAAAGATCGCCTTCCTCAACATCAGCCGATGGTGGCCCACTCAGTGGCATGTAGCGAACCTGGCCGGGTTTCTTGAATATAAACCGGGTATTACCGTCGGCCCTGACATTGAGTCTTGCAACAGAGTCTGTGGCATATATCAACCAATCCGATCCGGTTGTCTTCATCAAAAAATGCGCATTGCCGCTTGTCGCGTCGATTGTCGAATAGGCCGCCGCGCCGGAAAGGTGAAGATGATAGCCCGGTGCCCCGGTGCCAATGCCGACATTACCACCGCTCAACGCTAAGATTGTCTTGTTGTTGGTAGTCAGTCCAGTGAATGTCGGGCTATCCTCAGTCCCCAACCCCAACGCCGAAGCTGCACCAGCCGCCGTACTTGCTCCTGTGCCTCCGTTTGCTATAGACAAATCACTGCCTGACCAGTTGTATCCATTAACTGTCACATCAGTAGGAAGAGCACCAGCCCCTATCCAAGAAGTTTGTAAACTATTATTGGGTAAGTTAATACCAGAGAACGTCGGGCTATCTTCAGTCCCTAGCCCAAGATTACTAGCAGCAGCACCAGCAGTGGATGCTCCGGTCCCTCCATTGGATATAGCTAAATCAACCCCTGCCCAGTTACCATCATTTACTGTCACATCAGTAGGCAGAGCTCCAGCACCAATGTCACCAGTTGGGATAGTAGTACCTGGTATAGAGGCTGTTCCACTAACTACCAAATCATTAACTATTAAGCTTCCAGCAAACCAGCCATTCTTAAAATTATAAGAGCTACTGCCTAAGTCAACATCATTATGAGTAGTTGGAGCTATTGCACCATCTGTAACAGCAAATTGCTTAACTCCACCAATATATGTGTCAACAGAGGCAGAAGCAACTGCTACTTTATTACCTCCATTAGTATTAGAGATGAGAGGAACATAGGCTCCTTCATCAGAACTGCCGTCGTGTCTATGTCCAGACGTAGAAGAGAAGGCAGCACCAAGTTTGTTATACTCTGTCTCAAAGTGAGTTGTCCTGATAATTCCGCTTGTGTATGTATATGTGTCTGTATACCCAGCCATTTATTGTACCCTGCCTTGATAATATCTAATGTAATATCCATTTATACTTACTGGGCTTCCAGACCCTCGTATAGTAAAAGTGAAAGAATTGGAATATCCACTCCCCTCTATATTCTGTTTAATTGTTTTTCTAGTTACACCAGAATAACTATCAACTCCATATATTGCAGTTCCATACATACTAAACCCATCAGAGAATGGTAAGCTGTAGGGGCTGGGTTGAGCTGTATCACTGTCAGAGAAGTCATAGTTGATTGATAGGGTGATGTCTTCATTAACCCCTTCAATCTTAGTGTTCAGCTTTATCCAGTGGAATGACTTAAGAGTACCTAAATCCCCATAGTCAATCTCAGGAGATGTATAAATATGGGTGATGTCTTGTCCATCAAATGTATTTCCAACATCATGTTGATATATATAGCCGTTATATCCTCCGTGAAGCACTACTTCATTAGTATTAAAAGTGCCCTGTAAATAATTACTAACCCAAGAAGAGATACAACTAATCTCCATTCCCTGAGTCTCTGACCACTCCCAACCACTCCCACCTTGCCCTATTTTAAATGTCCCTATAATACCACGTTGTTCTGTAGAAGGTGCCCCATCCACTGTATAAAACATTCTATATTGATTCTTAGACCTAATAACAGTCGAACTAATATCAAGTGTAGAAATACTAGAAACAATATTTTGTATAATTGGATTGATCTGTCGGCTGACAGTACCCATCTCTATATCATCTATATTAGATGTACCAGCCAGTGTTCTAATTCCATCAGGAGCCAGCCATAAAACATCTCCACCAGCTTCTTGTACACTCCACCCACTAATACATCCTATGTTCCTAGACACATTCTTAACTTCTACATCAGCCGGGGCAACACCTGCAACAAAAGACCCACCAACTTGATTGATTGTATTTCTACCAAATGCAAATAAATTATCTCTCCACACCTTAACAGTTTCTAACTTATCAAGAAACTGAATACTTCCCGAAGTACCTCCAGTAAATGTAGTTGGATCATAGGCATCAGACCAGAATAGAGTTGAAGGATGTGCTACATCACCAGCAACAACAAGGCGGTCTTTATACACTTCTGCCCATAAAGGCTTAATAGAACCAGAAGTTATTTCAGCACATGAATACTGTCTAGACACCCCATCACCAACAATCTTAATATAGTGCATATTATTAACACCATCAAGTACTATGAGCTCTCCATAAGGAGTATTACCGGTGTATAGAGCGAAGTTGCATCTGCCCTGATTTACTCTAGCAATAGGAGTGGCAGCAGTTAGGGTTGCCTCCAATGCATCAGTTACAGCCACATTCATAGTTAGCCAAGTGGTTCCATCTGTAGAGAAATAAATGTTTTCTCCAACACAAGCAACCACACCATCTGCATAAGGAAACACACCCAACACTGGGTTGTCTCCATTTGGTTGGGTGCCAAATCTTTCATATCCATTAATAGAGCGATAGCCAGATGTTTGAGCAGACTCAAAATTAACAAGCTCTCTGGCTGCTCCTGGGGTTTGGAACATATCTTGTATAGTGGACACTAGGTCTAGACCACCAGAACAGTTGACTAAAGCTGCATTAGCCTGTCCCATTAGATATATCTCGTTCTACTGTCAGTGAATTCTTTAGCAGGCTTCTCTTCTAATAGCTGCTCCCTCATTCGTCTAATTCCATCATTCCAGTCTCTAAGGGATAACTGAGACTGATTAGGATTTTCTTTAAACTGCCAAGCGTAATATCTAACTCGTGCTTTTAATGTGGGAATGTACTGCTCTTGGAATGGGAAGGTGTCATCGAAAGATGTAACCTTCGGCATTTGTGTGTAAGCAAAGAAATAAATCTTATACTCTTTATCTGGAATAGGAGACAGCCCTAGCATCCTCCCATCTTTATTTTTAATAATGTGTGTAGGGATTCCACTTAAACCTTGATTAGCTAAGTTTCTGGCTTCCCGTTGTGAATACTTCTTATGCCAATCAGTCAGGGTGATTGGTTTTAAATTTTTAACTAAGTAAGGAGACTCTTCTCCGTCTACACCCTTAGTAGTAATGACAAAGCTATCCCAATCGACGTAGCCATAATCACCATCACTATTAAGACTATCGCTTTTAATAAGATACCAACGAACACCTTCTTCAGTAGAGACAACGGCGTTTCCTAAGTGAGGCTCAGTGCTAGAAGAAGCAGACAAAAACGGCCACTTGTAATGCTCACTATTAATGTCATGAAGGGCTGTATTAACACAGTCTTTAACATAAGCCTGTATGTTGGTGGCGTTAACAAAGTTAGACTCTGTTAAAACAACCTCATTAAGCTCTCTCAATATCTCGTTAGTAACTGATAAGTATGTTGACGTACTAATTTGTCTTCTCCTAAATAAAGGGGGCCGAAGCCCCCCTACCCACTCCTAATGGGGATTAGGTGGGATCGTAATAGCCAACACCAAACGCATCATCACGAAGAACACCACGACCATACACATGCAATCCACGAACGATGTCACGGAAAGACGTGGTAGAGCGCAGGGTCTCCATTTTAGTAAGAGCCTCAGCAGTTGCTACAGCACTCTTGTGACCAAACATGAACAACTCAACATCAGCCGTAGTAGGATTGGGCATATTATTAGTGGTGTACATAGTGAAACCACGCACCATACCATCCTGCACCAAGCCATTACGCAGAGAACCCATGCCTGCATTATAGTCAGTAGACATCAATTTGCTATCACTCTTAGCCAACACTTCGTAGAAGTCTGGGCGAGCCAGAAACCAACGATCCTGCGAAGGAATATTGTTCTCATCCAAGAGACGAGCAGCACGGGCCATAACGTTCACAGGATCAGCACCCAAACCATCGGGAGCCATATCAATAGAACCAGCCGGATCAACATCAGTGCCACCAGTAGCAGCAGCATCAGCACCCAGAGTTAGTCCAGCAGTTACACCAGACAACATGTGCGCCAACACTTCAACATCCATAGCATCAGACAGCTTATAACCAGCATTATCAGAAGCCAAAGACTGCCACGATACATGACTAAACCGCTCTTCCAAGTCATCAACAAAGAACTCGAAAGCGTTAGCCTGATCAATCTGAAGCACCAACTCTTGATCCGTCATGTAATTAGACGCACCATTAAGAGCAGTAGCACCACGCAGATACGCAGCAACGGTAATCTGGGGTTCCTTGATGATGTTTACAGTATCACCGAACTGGGCAATCTCACCAAAATAATCAGTGTTAGTAATTGCCTGACAGACGCTAGCCTTACGGAAAGCGATCTGAACGTTTTTAGAATAGATTTCGGGCAGCCAGAACGATTTCGTCTGACCGGAGATATCATTGTCAAAGTTAGCAGTATTGCTATCTAGATTTTGCCATGCCATGATTTATTACCTTGCTTTGAGTCCTATCTGTTTGTAGATGGCTTCTCGATTCTTTTCATATTCCTCAAGAGACATCTTCTTAAGTGACTCTACAGAGATCGGAGCTTCTCCACTCTCTCCCATGTCTACACTACCCTGAGTTTTAACAGGGGCAGCAGCATCGTTTCGTTTAGCTGCAGGTGTGTCACTTGCCTGTTGTTTGTTTACAGAACTTCTATGATCGGACTTAAATAAATCAAGAGCTCTTGCTGCAAGTCTACTGTCAACTTGATGGAATAGCCAAGATTGAACTTCCCTAGGTTGTACCGATGCCCACTGCTTAAACTCATCACTCCCTTTAATATCATCTACATCAGGGTGAGCTTTGCGTAGCTTGTTCATCTCTACATCCCGAAGAGCTAGACGTTTTTCTTTTTCTAACTCAGAAATCCTCTTCTGCACTTCTTTAAGCTGTCTGTCTGCATTCAAATGAGCTACAGATTCTACAACATTATATAAATCTGGATTCTCTTTTCTAAAAGATTCCAGCTCTTCGACACTTTTAGGTGGAGTGTATTGTGGGCGATTAGCGTTTAGTTGTGCCTTAATACTCTCGACTTCTTGCTTATGTTCATTAAGCTTCATGTCATAATGTCGTTTAAGATCGTCATACCGCTTCTTATAATCCGTTTTCTGATACGGAGTAGCTGAGTTATCAACTGCCTCTTGGGTGTCATTCTCAGAAGTTTCACTGGAAGGAACCCTTCCACTCTCTACTACTGTTCTAACTTCTTGAGCCTGGGCCAACGTAAACAGTCCATTACTCTCTTCTACTTGTTCTGTCATATTTCCTCTCTTTTCAGGGCTTGAATAACAAGGTGGCTGAACACTGTACTGCCTGTGTTCGGCAGGGCCAATGTGGGTAGCTGCCTATTTAACTATGTTTCTAATATAATTAATCATCTTTAGTTTCCCTCTCTCCTCATGAATGATAGAAGGAACGTTAGAATGAGTGATTATGTTAACTGAGTTATCAAGAGCCTCTTGGAGTAGCTTATCAACAAGGGTCCAGTTGGTTCTTAACATCTCTTGTAATTTTTTATATTCTTTATTTTCCATATATTATAACACTATTAAGAAGGAATGTCAAGTGGTTGATTAGCCGCAAACTCTGCTTCGCCTGGTTGTGGCACAATTCCCGTACCAATAGTACCATCGCCATTACCAGTAGCTCCACCAAGCATAGCCTGTTGTTGCTGAGCCATCTGGTTTTGCATCCCAACAATACGAGCCTGTTCCTCTGCCTGCTCCATGTCGTTAAGAATACCCTCAGTGTTCAACTCCATAGTATAAGCAATCTCTTTAATCAGGTTGCGCATATTAACCATAGGAGCTATCTGAGGATTGGAAGCCAGTTGAAGGAAAGATAGTAGACGTTGACTCTTAACTTCTTTCTGTACTAAGCTTTGACTACCTGTAGCCCTAACCTCTAAGTCTCCTGTAATGTCTAAATCTCCTTCGTAAAACTGCATATTCCAGTAGAACATACTTCTACCTAGTGGCTCAAGAAGAAAATCATCAATGTTCTTAATAGCTGTCTTAATATTCAAAGAAGAAGCTGACATGAGCATAGACATACCACTAGCTGTTCTAGTCATTCCAGTTACACCAGTGTTGCCATGACTATAGCTAGGAATACCAGTGGCTTCATCTGCTAACTGTCTCCACCTATCAAACATCATCATATTCTGTTGAGAGGTGTTAGGGAACGTAATACCATGAATAGCTTGACCAGGCATACCGGACTGTCTAACAAACTTCTTACCTGGGTAGATTGTGTAGTCTTGGCCGGGAGCAAGAGCACTCTCATCAATGTCAAACACTAAGTCACCAGAGAGAGCAGCATTATCAATAGCCATCCGTGTAGTTCCATTCATCAGCTTCTGGAAGTCGTCCATGTTCTCAGCAACACCAACACCAAACAAGCTATATGGATTTTTCTCAAAAGGAAAAACTAAATAAGGAATACGAACGGGAGTGAAGGGGTTTTCATTAATTCGTATAATCTTACCACCACAAACCCAAGCATTAATATTTACATTCAACAGCTCGTCATTGCTTTCATCAATGGGGGCTGGACCCCAATACTCCAACACTTCCCATCTGTCGCCTCCATCAACACCAATAGCTTGATCTTCCATCTGAACTTCATTCTCGAAGTCTCTGTTCTGATAATTACCACCACCCTTAACAACCTCTCTGATGGCCTCTTTATTGAACATCTTATTGGAAGCAAGAGCAATCATCTGACTGCGAGATAGTTTGTGACGCTGCACACTCCACTCAACTTCTCCAGTGAAGTTGGCATTAGGATCGGGATAGTAACTCCACACACTACAAAACTCAATATAGGGAAAGGAAACTTCTTCTTGCTTAAGCTCTCCATCCACCCAAGAGTTGATAGTTTTAGTTGTAGTGAATGGACCCTTAACAACTCCAGTGCCCAGAAGAATAGACTCGAACATAGCATCTCTAATCACTTTCTTAGAGTTGGAAGCATCTAGTTGGTCATGGATAAGTCTTTCCATCTCCTTAGCAGCATCCCTGGCCTTATCCTCTTCACTCTCCTCCTCTTGCTCCATAGGGGGCATAGAAGGGGCCATAGAGGGCGAGGAAGGGGCTTGTAGGGGTTCAGCAATACCAGCACTAGGGGGCATACCTAAGGAGCCCTTTAAGGGGGCTTCTCGTCCATCTCCTGCCCATCCTATGCCAACAGGCTCTTCCACTACTTCTTCTTCTGCAAGCTCTGTCTCTACTGCTGTAGCTATTTTAGTTTTAGCCACTTCTGTTTTAGAAACAGACAAGGGAAGTTTACCACTAGCAAACAAAGCATCAATCATTTGCCCATAGGCAGCCAACACTTTAGTTTTAGTAATCTTAATAAAAGCCCTGCTCTTCTCATTCTCTCGAAAGGCAACACTCTTATCATACTTACCACGGTAGTTATGATAGGCAGTAGCCCATCTTTCTTCATGCTCTTTCCGGGCAGTTTTAGCTGCATGAAATTTAGCTTCTACATCTGCTACAACCTTATCAATACCCGAAGAAGGGGTCTGAGGGTCGGTAGTCGCTTGAGTAGACTGTTCTTTTTGCATCATAAAATAGTTCCTGTCTAGTTGGGAGTGCTGGTACAGACATTAGCCCATACCTAAATGCATCATACGCATGATCTGATGCTGATGTATCCACATCCTCTGGGTCTTTCTTTGAAAGAGGGATGCCTTGCATTTCCCTAATCAAGTTAGGGCACGACTTAAATAGTTGTACACCTGGCCTCTTTCCCTCTCTGTATGCAAGTCTAGAGTGTATTTGCTGCTTCCCTGCTTTCCTATCCTTGTTAGCACTCCTAAGTTTAAGTCCATATGAATTTAATATCTGACCAACTGTGTTTGTATATCCAACACGGTTGAACACTGCTCCATCCACCACACCATTCATAGGCATGTCTTCCATCTCTAAGTCTAATATTTTCTCTGCTAATCTCTCAGCAGTGAGTCCTTTCTCATATAGCTCTCTATATACAATTATTGTTCCGTCCTCTGGACTCATAGCCATCCACAAACAACAAGAGGGAGCACTATAGCCATAGTCAATAGCTCTAAACCTTTTCCATGACTTAGGAATATCATAACTATCCACCACATGAACATCCATTCTAAACTCAGGGAAAGCACTGCCCTCCACTGCATACCAATCTCCCTCTAACAACCTCTTCCTTTCAGTGGCAGGCAGAGACTGCAGCATCTTCTCGTACTTACCATCTTGTGTTAAATATGGATTGTCAGAAAGGAAAGAAGGAATAAACCTTCTTGAGAGTCCATCTGGTCCAGTGAAGGGCTCACCGGGTGTAGCTGGTTCCACATATCTCTTTCTAACCCAGTCGTTCCCTACACCACCAGGGTTGGCTGAAGCTCTTGCGTATGTAATGATGGAGGGATCGGGAGTACGAAGACGAGAGAATAAATAGGCCCAAGGGAACTCTGTAGGAAGCTGTGTTAATTCATCAAATGCAATATATGTGTAGTCATTCCCTTGGTATTGATATACATCTCCTTCTTTCTCTAAATAACCAAATTCTATTTTAGCTCCACTAGGAAAGGTCCACACTTTGTCTCCCTCTTTATACTTAGCTCCACTGAATGCTTGTGTATAAAGCTGTCTGGACAAATCAATCAACTGCCTAAGCTCCCTGAATGTTCTACGCATTATCAACACTCTATGACCACTCTTGTCTATGTAGCGTAAAGGGTCTACAATAAGGGCAACGGAGTTATGTGTAACAATATAATCATTTGTAATATATAGACCAGATGGGCTACTAACTGTAATACATCTCCCCTCTACC